TTCCATTTGTCCTTTATGCACATCACCGCCGTCTCTTCTTTGAACAAAAGCAGAGATAGGAAGCCGCCAATATATTGCACCATTCGTAAGTAAAGCATGAAATAAGATTGCACGCCCTGGAATACTTGCAATAGCAAAGACCACACAATCTTCAGTTTCGCCTTTATGTTCTCGTAAGTCATATAGATATTCTCTCCTTATCTTACAATAAATCGGCGGAATGTTAGCATTAAGATAAGACATAATCAATCATAAATATCTCCCCATGTTTCACCAGATTCATAATCTACTTTGTTTGGAACATCGAGTTCTACTGCATTTTCCATTATACTAATAATTTTTTTAGCATGTTCAGGAGATTCAACAGATAAATCTAACTCATCATGAATTTGAATATGAGCAACTATTCCTTCTTTATATAACTCTAACATAGATTTTTTTGTCATATCAGCAGCAGAACCTTGAATTAATTTATTTAAAGCTTTGTAAGTATAAGCTCTTTTAATCCCTGGTCCGTGTTCCTGGAGTGCTTCTTCATGAGGCATGGCTTTATGCATACCGAATTGATTTGGTTCCCATAAATGGAATCTGCATAATCTACCAAGTAATGTTCTTATCTGACCACGTTCTTGCGCTCTGTTAGATGCAGAGTTCATCAACTGTTTAACAAATGGAACCTTAGCATGATACTGATCAAATAGTTCTGCAGCTTTTTCTTTTGATACACCAAGTTCAGCTTGAAGTTTTGTTTTACCCATTCCATAAAATAAACCAAGGTTAATAGTTTTGGCTTGTGATCTTGGAATGTTTGCCATATCAGCAACGATTTGGTGAAAGTCTGTATTAGGATTGTTCTTATAAGAATTTATTACAGGATATACTGAAGGGAATTGATGTAATGATGCATAGTGCACAACGAGTCTTGGTTCTTGTTGTGAGTAGTCAAAGCAACCCCATGTATGACCTTCTTCAGGTAAAAATAAAGATCTTATAAGAGGTCCAAGATCCTTGTTCCTTGCTGGAAGTTGCTGTAGGTTTGGATTATTATAACTAAATCTTCCTGTTACAGTACCACCTTGATCTGATCTAATTTGATTTATCTCTGCATGAATACGTCCTTTGTGTTCATATCTAATGATAGTGTCAATAAAAGTTGTATGTGCTTTATTAATTTCTCTTGCTTTAGCAATCATTTGCACTATAGGATTAGGATGTTCTTGTAAAAAATTCTTTGTAAAGGAAGGCGCTGATGATTTTTCAGTTGTGTCATAAGGTAAGCCAAGCTTATCAAAAACTTTTGCAATGCTTCTTGCTGCCCAAATCTGCGGTTCTATCCCTGTTTCTTGTTTTACTTCTAATAATAATTCATTCTCTTGTGCTGTTAACTGTTGTTTCAATTTGTGTGCACGTTCTATATCAACTCTTACTCCTTTAAATCTCATATCAACTAGACATGGAAACAAATCAGTTTCTAAATTAAATACAGATTCAATATCTTGATGAACTATTTCTTTTTTAAACATTTGCCATAGCTCTAATGTAAGCTCAGCATCTTTCTCAGCGTAAGCGCCAACTTCCATTGCTGGTAGTTGCCATAAATCTTCTTTTGGATCTAATCCTCTTGACTTGGCTGCTTCGTTTAAAGCAACTTCACTTTTACCATAACCAAGAAAGTCCCAAGACAATTCATTTAAAGAGTATCTAAATCTATTTTCATCAATCAATGATGCTGCAATCATAGTATCTACGACTAAACCATTGATTTTAATACCTAATTTCTTTATCCAACATACGTCATACATGGCGTTATGAAAGATTTTTATTGATGGTGAAGCCATAGTATCAGCAAACCAAGATAAAACTTTTTTACGATCCATGTTAGGACCTGATCCATGTGCTATTGGAAAATAAAAAGATCGTCCTGGTACAGCAACAGCTATACCTACGACATCTCCATTACCTATGACAGAACCGGATCCTTTCTTTTTTAAATCAGGATCTCTTGTTTCTAAGTCTACTGCAATCTCATCATAAGATCGTAGATCTGGAAATTCTTCTGGTTCTACCCATTCCTTTTGTGCTTCAAACAGAGGTACTTTCATAATCCCTTTCTATAATCATTTCTATATAATGAATTGCTTTTAATAAATCCTGTTTCTTTCCTTTATCTTGGTGTCTACAAATATATTTAATTGCGTTACCTTCAGCAAACAATATCTTATTTTTGTTAATAAATAAAGAAGGTTGTATTTTATATTTTTTATAATGTGCTCCTCCTATTTGTTTAAAAAATGCTTTGTTACTCATTTACTTTTTCCATTTCTTTATATGTTTTAAGCAAATCATCAAAGATTTCATTAGGATTTCCACCGTATGTGTAAACTATTTTATTTGCTTCATAAATTATAAAATAATTATTATTTTGTTTTTCATTTTTTATTTCCATTATTTTTATCATAGTTGATAACCGTACCTTTCTTTTTTTGATTTAAATAGATAAAGATTTTCCATAGATCTTGTTACACCTACGTACCAAACTCTATGTTCTTCATCTTGTTTTTCTACACTCTCAGCAGTAGATTCTCTGATTTTTCTTGCATTATCTAAAACAAGAACAACATTTTTACATTCACCACCTTTTGCTGCATGAATGGTTGATACTTCTATTCTTGGTTCTTCAGATAATCTTTCTCCATTAGATAACATACTTCTAATATAAAATTCTTCATTGTGATTAACATTGACAAAGGCATCATACCATTTCATATCTTTGTTAAATCCAAGATCTTCCATAGTAACTGTTAATTTATTTTTAAATTTATCTTCATTAAAATTTTCTTCTAAATAATCATATAAATCTTTACAGTCAGCGATTGATATTTCGTTACCTTCTGTTAAAGAAGTCCATCTTAAAACTGATTTATAAAGTTTATTGTCATAACTTTTGCCATACATATTTTTATAATAAAGATTATTTTGTTTTAATTGATTTGATATTTCTAAAGCTCTATATACAGTTCTTGTTAATATTAACCACTTACCATTGTTAATATTTATATTGTCAAAATTAAATATTGATTCTACTTTCCCTTGCACAATATTTCCTTCTTTATCTTTTTTAGGAAAATAAATTTTTTCTTTTCTATTACCTTGTATTCTATCTAATATGATATTTGAAATTTCTTGAACTGCTTGTGGTATACGTACTGACTGTTGTAATACTTCTTCTTTTGCCGGTTGATTAATAAATCTATTAACATCAGCTCCAGCCCATGCAAAGATAGCCTGGTCATCATCTCCTGCTATAAAAATATCTTTTGATCTTTCATTTAAGATATCAAACATTTTCCATTGAATAGGAGATAAATCTTGTGCTTCGTCAATAAATACAACATCAAATGTTGGGCATTTATCTTTATTATTTACAAATTGAGTAATCATGTCTGTATAATCATAAAGATTATAAGACTTTTTATAGTTTAAAAAATTTTCATATATGTGATTTAATACTTCAAAATCAATTTCTCTACTCCATTCATTAGTATTAAATTCATCTTCAATAGATATGTTCTTGATTCGTGCTTTATTAATCAATCTAAAGTATTCATTATCACAATTTAAGTAACCACTTTCATCTAATTCTGAATAATAATTAACTCTTATACTTAATTCTTTTCCTAATTGTTCGTAATGTACTGGCTGCATTACACTTTCTTCACTCATACCTAGAGTATGAAAAGCTAATGAATGAAGTGTTTGAAAAAACTTAACATCAGTTCTAATATAATCTTTATGTTTATTTAAAAATCTTTCTCTTGCCTCTGTTGCGGCTTTCCTTGTAAATGCAAAGTAACCTATTTTATTTAATGGAACTCCTTTCATTAAGTAGTTATTGACTTCATTTAATAATGTCATTGTTTTACCTGTTCCAGGTGGACCTAATACTTTCTTTATCATTAGAATACGTCTTTATTTCCTTTCATTTTAACTATTTCTGTTTTAACTATTTCTTTTAAAAGTTCATTTCCTTCAGCTTTTAAATTTATTTTTACAACTTCTATTGCTTCATAGTTTGTAGCTTCATTATTTAACTTTGGAAATCTTTTTTTAATTCCAAACTCTGCTTTATATTTTTCTTTTATTCTTTGAGCTGTTCTTTCTTTTCTTTCTTTCCATTCTTTATTTTTTAAAGTGTTATAAAAATTTGCAAATTTAAAATATGCAAACCCTTCTTCTACTAATACAGCACCTGATTTAAAAGAAGCATATGATTTTGCTTTTGGTCCATTAAGATATTCTTCTAAATATTCATGTAGTAATTCATCTGGTGTCGTTCCTTTAGGTGGTTGATGTATCTCTACCGGAGGTAATAACTTAGCAATAACATTTTCAAAATCATCTCCTTTTACCTTTGCAACATAAATATTTGCTGTTTTCATTATCAATGTTCTTAATTCTTCTTGATCTTTAATCTGTTTCATATCCTTAGCTCTAATGACTTTACTTCCTTTATTGTCTGGAAGCTCAACATTAAAAGTATATTCTGGTTCTGGATAATTTATTTTTACTAAATTAGATAATGGTGGAAACATTTTCTTTCTGTCTGATCCAACACCATATTTCTTTTTAAGGCATTCAACTTTCATACAGAAATTAACAATCGGTTCTTGAGTACATGTATAACCTTTTGTATTATCTTTTTTCCAAGATCTAATCTTATCTATTATTTTTTTCTCTGAACCCCAATGATCCAATACGACACCATTGGAATCTTTTATAAAATATTTTTGTGGGGCTGCTTTAAGAACATCTTGCCAATTATCGGGATATTTTTTCTTAGCAAACACCATATAGTTATATAACCATCTGTCTCTGGCATCATTTAATGGTTCTTTGGCCATAATCTGTAGACAAGGAGGACCATCATTAAATTCATCTGGACCCCCTTGTAAGACAGTTTTCACTAGGGCGAGAGAAAACTCTTCTAATTCTTGTTTACTTTTTTTATTATGATTAACAATCTTAATGAATTGTTCGAAAGTAAAAGGAGTACCATCGTAATTAATTGCAACTCTTTCATTACAATTAAAGTATGGAAGATTTATATATTGACCGTTTGAATATTCTTTTTTCTCTTCGTCATATCCAAGTTCAGTTTGTTTTGGATATACTTCCGTACTTGGTTTTAATTTTAAAACATACAATAAACTTTCTAAAAAATTTCTTAAAAATACAGCTCTTACTTTTTCTTTTAAAAATAAATATAAATGAAGTCCTCCACTTTTTGATTTAACTGGAATCAATGGAAGATTGTTTTCTTTTATAATATCTAAATATCTTTTATATGGAAAATTTGAATAACTATGTTCCTTATCATCAATATCAATAGCACCAAAACTTGCCATACCATCATCATCACATGGTTGAATACCAATAGAAGTTTTACCTTCTAAATGATCTAAATAATGTTTTTCAGTTATCTCTTTAAAAGACCATCCATATTTTTTTGGTTTTTTCTTTCCTGTATTAGGATCAACTGTAAACTCATCTAAGTAAGCAATACCAAAATTTCTTTTTAGTCCGCTGAATATTTCAGCAAATTCTTTCTCCATAAATGCCCTTGTTGTTTGGGGCAAGTATTACCCTGCCCCTAGTATTAATTAGAAGTGGGCTTCAGAAGTCTTTTCAGACCCATTGGACTCACCATGTTTAACTTTAATGTCTCCTCTTGAAACACTTTCAGCAAACGACTTAGCTTGTTGATATAAAGAAGGATCCTCTACAGGACCTACTTTACTTACTTCCCAACCAAACCAAGTTCCTTTATCGTTAGACTGTTGTACAGTTCTTAACTTATAAATGTGGCTAAAAGATGCCGGAGTGAATAATCCATTTTTACCTTTCATCTTTATACTTGCCATCATACTATTCCATTTTCTACTAATCTTTAATTGAGTAGATTTCATAGCTAATAGAGCAGTTGTTGGAGTTTGACCACAAACAATTAAGAAATGACTTGCAGTCTTTTCAACATAATTACCACTTGGTAATCTGTCTTTAAAAGAAGCATCTCTTTTTGTTTTTGTTAATATGTCACTTGATGATGGGTGTATTCCAACTGGAGCGCCAGAACCTTCCCCTCTGTCTTGCCATTCAATATATTCCAATTTGTAATGACAAGGAATGACATTTATTCCTGTTTCACCATTAAACAATTCTCCTGTTACAGAATTGTAAATCATTCCAGGCTCTGCACCTTGAACATATTTACCATCTCTCTTGTTAACTTCTGGAGATAATTGTCCTAGTATTTTGAGAAAAGGTAATGCTAGGTCTTCATGACCCATATTACTTAAACCTTTATCTGCATCTGCTTCAAAGAAGCTAACAGCTAAAGCTCCTGCAGCTACTTTCTCAGCTACTGCATTGGACTTTTTTGTTCCTTGGTCCATTGTACTTTGTGCTTTGTTCATGTTTATTTCCTTATTATTTTGGTTCTGTTTCCTGCGAACACGTTAAATAGATCAGAGGGCATATCTTTCCCAGCCTCGATACGCTCTCTGACCAATGCTTTAAGAGTCATGGGCTCAACCTTTAATCTCTGGGTTGGTTGATATCCATTCTCTGCTGCAAGGTTTGCATAAGCAATTGCCTTGTTATCTTCGTTGCGGCCAAAAGAAACCGTAACCTCATTTTTAATGAGGTCACCAAGACCGTTTTCACGAAGCCAGTTAAATGCTTCTTCTTTCCTTTCAGCGGAAATTGAAGCACCGTAGATGGGTTTCACTTCTACAGCGGTACCATCTGCTAATTTCAATGTTGAGATATTCATTTCAGTCATCATAGTAGGAATAACTTCCCCTGATAGAACATCTGCTTCTTCTTTTAATTTTTTTAAATTCTCTTCTGCTTGTAATATTTTATCTTCAAGATTTTTTAATTTAACTACTTGATCAGATAAAACTTTAGCGTCATTAACTTGTGTTAATGATTCTGTTTGGTCTTGTTCAAAGTTTATATTTTGCATATTATTTCTTTCTATTTGTTGTTTATTTACTTTCATAATTGAAAGTATATATTAATTTTATTATTATGTCAATATCTAGGATTCAATATTTCCTTTCTCATATAAATTAATTTCTATGGGATAATAAGTTTGTTCCTGTCTATCCCATTTTAATAGATTATATTTACCATTTGTAATATCTGATACTATAGAACATGCTACACCAATTATGGCAGGATCACCTGTAAGTAGTAAGTAATCCTTAGGTGTATAATCTTTTAATAATAATCTTAATTTAGCCACTAATGGTCCTGGACTTAATATCATTTGTGAATATTCTGGTAATAATGTTTTTAATTTACCAAATTTTTGTGCTCCCAAAATATTAAATTTTGGCTGTCCAATTCTGGTACCAGGTAATTCCTGTATAATATAAACAGTATTTTCCATACTTTCGTATTTGACAAATTAATAGTAAGTATGTTATAATTCGTTTTTATAGAAAGATAAAGTGTTAATTATATGAATTATAAGTTTAAGACAAAGCCATATGCGCATCAAATAACTGCGTTAGAAAAGTCATGGAATAAGGAAGTATTTGCTTATTTCATGGAAATGGGAACAGGTAAGTCAAAAGTTCTTATTGATAATATTGCAATGCTTTATGACAAAGGAAAAATTGATGGCGCTTTAATTATAGCACCAAAAGGTGTTTATCAAACATGGAGTGACATTGAAATTCCAACTCATTTACCTAATCACATAGAAGTTAAAAAGGTTTTATGGAAAGCTTCCTTTATGAAAGATGGAAGAATTGTTGCTAAAGAAGTTGAACCGTTATTTGAATCTAGTCATGAACTCCATATATTAATTATGAATGTAGAATCTATGTCTACAAAACATGGAGTTGCATTTGCTGAAAAATTTTTAAGTTGCCATAAAACTTTAATGGCCATAGACGAATCAACTACTATTAAAAATCCAGATGCTATTAGAACCAAATCAATTGTTAATTTAGGTAGTCAAGCTAAGTATAGAAGAATACTAACCGGATCTCCTGTTACTAAATCTCCTCTGGATTTATACAAACAATGTGAGTTCCTTGATCCTTGTTTATTGGACTACTCTTCTTATTACGCATTTAGGACCCGTTATGCTGTATTAAAGACTGCTAACTTTGGTGGACGATCTATTCAACTTGTTGTTGGTTATCGTAATCTTGATGAGTTGTCTAGAAAGCTTGAACCATTCTCGTACAGAGTTTTAAAAGAAGATTGTTTAGATTTACCAGATTATGTCTTTACAAAAAGAATTATTCAATTAAGTCCAGAACAAAAAAAGATTTATAATTCCATGAAACAAATAGCTCTTGCTGCTATGGATGGTAAAGTCATGACGACAGCTACAGCACTTGTTCAATTAATGAGATTACATCAAATAACTTGTGGACATTTTACTGCCGATGATGGCTCTATTAAAGAAATTAAAAATGAAAGATTGGATGCATTAATAGATATATTAAGAGAAGTTGAAAACAAAGCAGTTATCTGGGCTCATTATAGATATGATATTCATGCTATTATTAAAGCTGTTGAAAAAGAATTTGGTAAAGATTCTTATGTTACTTACTATGGAGATACTCCACAAAACGAAAGACAAAATAATATTAAATTATTACAGGACCCAAATAGTAAAGTTAGATTTTTAATTGGTACGCCTCAAACTGGTGGATATGGAATTACGTTAACAGAAGCTAATACAATGATTTATTATTCTAATGGTTATGATTTAGAAAAAAGGACTCAATCAGAAGCTAGAATTAACAGACATGGTCAAGTTAGAAAAATGACCTACATTGATATTATAGCACAAGATACAGTTGATGAAAAAATTGTAAAAGCTCTACGCAAAAAAATAGATATTGCTTCTCAAGTTATGGGTGAAGAGTTGAAGGAGTGGATATAAACTTCCACTCCTCCTCATTGTAAGGGAACATTATTTATTATTATTATAAATAACCACTGCTAAAATTATTGCAGCAACTATAAAAATAAAAGTTAATTGTAAAGGTATACTCATTATTTTACTTCTATTTTAACACCTTCAATTTCCTTAGGTTCGTTAAAACCAAATTTAATTTTAAGTAGACCATCTTTCATTTCAGCTTCATCAACTATTACATCTTTAGCTAATTCAAACTGTTTAAAAAATTGTCTAAATGCTAGACCTTGTTTGATATAGTCTACATTTTTATTATCTACTTTTCCTTCTACTGTTAAGATACCATCTTTAACTTCTACAAGTATATTTTCTTTATTGTAGCCAGCTAAACCGATTTCTAATCCGTATTTACCTTTTGAGTATTTTACTACGTTATAGAATGGAAATGATTGTACTTTTGACCACGTGTCAAAAATATTTTCAAAAGTATCATCAAAAAACTTTGTTGATCCGTTGAATAATTGTTTGCTTAAATTATTGAAAACTTCTAGGTTTGTCATAATTATCTCCTTTGTTAAGCAAGTTAATTGGTCCACCCACATGATGCAACCGGGGAGAGATATAATGATTATTTATTAATTTTCAAGTACCGATTTTTCTCTTGTAATATGGCCAACAACTGTGCCTTTATGAATACCTTCTTTAATTCTATATCCATGTGTACCACTACCATTAATTTCAACTTCTTTTCTACTTTTTAACAATGCATTATTTTTCTTTTCTATTTCTCTATTTTCATAGTTTTTAACTATTGGATCTGTGTATGTTAAAGTGTGTATTTCTTGTAGA